GCAGTCCGCCGTCCCCATCACCTAGCGCCTCGGACGCATTGCCCGAACCGCCCTCGGTGGTGGTGATTGTCCAATCCGACGCCAGATACGTGTCAAAGTCGTTGAAGTAGGTGTGGTATTTCTGCGGAGCAGGCATCTTCAGTTTGCCCGATGTGCCAGTGGCCCCGACGTTGGTTACGCCCGAAGTAAAATGAGTCGTCATGAAAGTTCTCCTGTGTGAACCAGTGATCGGCCCATCCGACCACCATCTGACTCGCTCAGTGTATGCCAACGACCCGCCAAAAAAAAGTTCATTTATTTGCACTTTTTGTTGTATAAATAGTTGCACATCGACACGGGATCATTATAATAAACGCCAACAACAACGGGAAATGATGATGACAACAAAAATCTACCAGTTTCACCTCACGCAAGAAGACAAGGATCTTTTGAACGAAAAAGGCTGGGGCGCTTCAGACAGGACTCTTGCTTACGCTGACAAAGGCATAGGCAACATCGATTTGAATCAATGGTTTCACGCCTACGATCATGTTGCGACGGTTGATGCCACGGACTTAGACGAGGTTTTCCGATTGACAAACCTTTGGGAAAAACCAGAGCTAGTTCAAAAGCACGCGCAAATGACCAGCGTATCGGTTGGTGACGTGCTGGAAATGGACGGTCAGTTTTACTTGGTCGCAAATTTTGGCTTCGAGCCAATCAACATCGAGAGAGCCGCATAAGCGGCACAAAAAAAGGGGGCATAAGCCCCCTTTCTTTTGCTTGGTATCTACGCGCCTTGTGAGCCGTAGATGCCGCGCCAGTCACTAAAGCCGAAGCTGTAACGCTCACGGGCCTTGTAACGGATGTTGCCAGTCGTAAAGTCTGGCTCCATCGTGGTTTCCATCGCAGTACGCTGGAACATCTTCAAGCCTTCGCCAGCGTCAGTAACGCTAGTTAGCAGGAAGAAGGCATCAGGGTCAGTCAGGTAGTGATTGACCGTGTAGCCACCGGGCAATACACCCGTGTTGCGTACAGCGTTGATGTCGTTATCGGCAGTACCAGAACGCAAAGTTGAGTTCAGGATACGGTCAGCAACAAACACTAACTGAGGTGGAACAACCAGCTTGGTAGCTTGAACAGAGATCGTTAGACCCTTGTCATCGGTAAACGTGCTGATGTCGATCAGCGCATCCTCCAAAGACGTTTCGTTCAAGTCAGCCATTGATGTCGCACGGTTTGCAGCAGTGCCGCCACCCGCTAGAGGGTGTGCCGTGTTGATCAATGTTACGCCGTCACCGCCAGTGAAGTTGGTATCAAACGCATTGTTCAATACGTCAGCGCCTTTTACTTCCTTGGTGTTAGCCATAGATCGGGCCAAAGCCTTCACATATCGCTTGCCCAGTGAGTCGTAAAGGTTGTCCTCTACGGCTTCGTCGGTCAAAGCGAAAGCCAACGCAACGGTGTCGTGCGTGTAGCGAGCGGTAAAGCCCTCTGTAGCGTTGTCGAAAACCACGCCTTGACCTTCGGTCTTAGTAGGCGCACTTCCAAACCCAGTGATCAAAACCTCTTCTTCAAAGGCTCGCTGTGAGTCTTCGATAGCAAAGATTTCTTCATACTCGCGGTCATATGAGTCGTAACTCATGCCGAAAAGCGAGTTCAGACCCGGCTCTAGCTCTTTAGCTAGTTGTGCTCTTGAAATAGCCATTATTTAACTCCCTATGCTAAGCCAGCGCCTTTGACGCCGAAGATTGAGTTTTGAATGACCACAAGCACGTTTGTGTTAGCCGAAGCAACGTCGTCGTTGTTCGGATCTTGTGAAATGTCAATCGCCTTGATTGGCAGGGTCGTTGCTGTAGCACCAGTGGTTACGTCCAGCTCAGCTCCCGAAATGCCAGTTTGTGTGCTGCCAGCACTGGTGTACACGATATCGAAGTTGCCGAAAAGATCAGCGACTGGGAATGTGTCATCAGCCTGCACTTCGTAAACAACATTCGGATCATCAATGATGAAAGCGATGATGTCTGAAGCGTTAGTGCTTGCAGGGTAGAAGTTGCTAAACACCTGCTCCCCACTGGTGGGATCGGTGAATTGACAACCGTTAAATACACCAACGATAGGCACAGTGCCTCCGTCAGCGTGAACTTCCACCGTACCGCCAGTGACTTGAGCGACCATATCGCCTTGAAAAATGGATGTTCCATAGTTCGCAGCAATACGATATCGACTTGAGCCACCAGAATAAGGTGCGCCACCGATCATTCTGACCGGCTTCATTCCAAATGCAGCGTCTTTATTCGCCATTTGTAATTACCTCTATCTACGTCCAAATGTGACGTTGCTATCGCGTTGAGGATCGTATTTAACATAACGGCTATCGCCACGGGTCTCGTTGAACATGGTGTTGTCCAACGCATCAGTGGCCTCTTTGCTTTTAGCCTGATAATAGGCTCTCCGCTCTTCAACCGTCTCGTTAGGGATCTTCGCTAATAGCAACCCTTCGTTGTAAACCACGCCTTCGTGCCGTCCATTGTCCATTGTTGGTAAAGAACGCCATTCTTCAGGAAGATCAGTTCCCCTTACGAGTTCCCACCCTTCTCGAATCCGACGCGAGACATTAGCTCGGTCTTCTTGTCCCAACATAGACTCCCTGATCCACCGATAGGTATAACCTGCGGGTGGTGGAGGAGTTTCCAATGAGCGAACAGGTCGCCACGGTTTCCTGCGAGTCTGATTATCGTGTGACTGCGAATCACGGGATGAACGTGCGTTTGCTTTTGCTTCTGCCATTTTAGCTTGCCTCTCTTGCTGCAATTTTTTGCTTCTCTTTGGCTACTCGCTGCAACCATGCCTCTTCAGACATATTGTGCGGCTTGAGACCTCTGAGACGCTCTAGTTCTGACTTAGAAAAGCTCACGCCATTCTTTTTGCCTTGTGTTTTTGACCGACCTCCTTGGGAGGCGGAAGCGACTCTTTGCACAGCGGGTCTGCTTCCACTTTGAACGGTCTTAGATCCACTATTAGCGGATTTCGTGTGAGGATAAACCGTACCTACACGGCTGTCCAACTCCTCGTAATACTCATCTGAGCCAACATCATAGCCCTCGTTGGCTAGGTTGTAGTGAACATAATAGGCATATTGGGTTGCCTTCATGTCCTCTTCATCGTCTTTGTTAGCATACCAAGGATTGCGTTCATGCCACTCCAGAGCATCCTCTGTAGGCTGAACCTCTTGCTCGGCCTGCTGGTATTGTTCCTGCTGCACAAACTGCTCATTGCCTTGCGACACATACTCCTGCTCTTGCACTGCGGTCTGTTGTCGAGCCTTGGCTACACGCAGCTTTTCTTTTTGAATAGATATGTCGCTCTGGAGCTTTGCTGCTTTCGTTATTAGGTCTGCATCGCCGCTTTCGACAGCCTTGCGATACACATCATCAATTTGTGATTCCTTCGACGCCAAAGCCTCTTCTTCTTTCGCCAAGACTTGGTTTGACTGCTGAGCCGAATACTGCCGGTATTGCTGAAGCTCTGCCTCTTTCTGCAAAGCAATCTGCTCAAGCTGCTGCGCTCGCTGTTCTGCCTCGCGGTGCTTAGCATTCAGCTTGTTGATGCGCTTAGAAACCGATTTGGTGTAATTCTCAAGCTCGTCGCCAGAATCAGTGGTTTCTACTGGGTCTTCTGTGACCTCAATGGATACCTGCTCTTCTTCGACTTGCTGGGCGTTTTGGTTCTCAATCATGTGAAACTCACTATGTCATCTGGGTTAAGAATTGTGCCAATGACCTCATCATCATTGATGATCCTGACCTCGCCACCGTCTTCTAACTTGAATCGAGCGCCAGAGTAGCGACCAATCAGAACCCATTGCTTTTCTTGACACCAAGGCGTGTCGCCAAACTTTTCCGTGTCGCCGTAGCAAAGTGGCCCCATTTTTACAACATATGCCACAACCGTGGCAAGAGCCTCTCGATCTACGGTTTCTTTTAGGAGGTGAATGCCGCCATCGGACTGGGCTTTGCCCTTATAGGGCAAGACCAACATGCGCCAACCCGTAGGGTCTGGCATACGCTCTAGGGCAGATTTATCAAGCAAGGTGGGGTCAAGAACGCGCTCCGTGCTTGCAACGTAAGCGGATTCCGTGGTCGGGGTAGTCAATTTAGATTTCCTTATAGAACTCTTTAATGGTTTCCTCGACCAAGTTTATAACAGTTAGCTCGCCCTGCAAACTTTTATAATGTTCTATATCTTTGAGCATACCGTCCATCATGACCTCGCGGATCAATTCCTTCCGCTCAGCCATGACTCGCTTCAAGCGCGACCCAAGATCAATGTCATCCACTAAACTTTCTCATGGAAATCGAAACCACGGGTTGCAGCACCGGCACCACGCGCCTTGATTACCTTGATCTCGCCGCCCATGGTGCGACGAATCAGCTCAGGCGATGTAGGGCCAGATTTGATGCTTTTGGTTGGTGACTCAACCTTCTTGATTCTGCTCATGTCTTTCATCAGTCTTCCTCGGTTTCTTCAGTTTTTTTCTTCACAGCGGACTTTTTAGCCGCTTTTTTGATAATAGGCTCTTCTTCGATAATAAGCTCTTCTTGAACCTCTTCAGCGATCACTGCTTCAACTGCTGGCTCTTCAATTACAGGCGGCTCTTCCCCAGCAATTCTTGCTAGTTTTGCAGCAATCCGAGCATCGCTTTTTCTTTTCTTCTCAGCGGCATCTTCAGCTTTCTTCTCTGCCAAAGCGATTTCCACTTGCCTAGCAAGCTTTTTGCTTTCGCGCAGATCTTCGATTCGCTGTCGCACATAACTTGTTGATGAAATTAAATTAGCCATTATCGGCCTCCCATGTTTTTGTTTTGCATGTCTAGGAGCTTCAGCTCCGCTTGCTGCTCTAGGCGACGAAGTGCCACATCAAGCTTATCGTCCGCAACTTCCTTCTGGATGCCAAGGCGCTGCTTGGCAATCTCTGTTTCCAGCAGCTTCTCTTCAGCACGTTGTTGCTGCTTGGCCTCAAACTGTTCGTTTTCAGAATCAATGGCCTTTTCTTTCAGCATAAGCTCTTGCTGTCTAATCTGAACCAGAGGATCTGTCTCGTCGCCCTGACCAATCGACTCAAGCAGCTCTTGCGTCAATTGAGCCAACACTGGCGATGATATCTGCTCGATTTGCATCTGAATCTGGCTTTGCATCTGTTGGAGCTGCTGGGGGGGCACCTGTCCTGACTGCTGCGCGGCCTGCATTTCTTGCATCTGTTGGTTCAGCTCTGGCGGTATCTGGTCTT